GGCATTCCACAAAATCGAGTTCAACGGATGTTCCACTGAACATGGAGAATCGATTTTTGCTCATTAATTGATGGAAAATGTGTCCGAGTTCATGGAAGAATGTCTCAACTTCGCCAAAAGTGAGGAGGCTCGGTTTCTCTTTGGTGGGACGTGTGAAATTACATACCATAGCGGATATAGGAGTGACTCGAGATGAAGGTGCGTTGAATACAGTTTCATTACTGTTGTCGGAAACAGTTGTTGGTATGCATGCACACTTTAATGTGAATGCCGCCGCATGACCAAATTTTCCATCACGTGGATATAAATCGACATAAAAATGTCCAATCATATCTCCGATTATATTCGCAGTGTTATCATAAACGGAGTAACATTTAATGGATTCATGCCACTTCTGATTTGACTCTAGATCAACCTCTTTAATTTGAATACTGAAAATATCTTCAAATGTTCCAAGTAAATTGGGCAATAATGTCTCTAGTGGGAAATATTCCTGAACAAGTTTCTGGTCATATTGAAGAACCTCCTTTTTGTAAAGATTTGTATAATAGGATAAATTCCACGACTCCATATTGTCCTTGTGAAAATATGATGAGATCGTATCTGTATCTGCCTTTGCAGCAGAATCCATTTTCCCAACCAATTCTTGTAAGAATTCTTGGACTTGTTCTGGACTAGTAGCCATTCGATGATGAGACAATACATAGTCGCTATAACTGTTGTGTCCGAGGCGATCAGCTTTTTCTTTACGTAGACCGAGTGTTTTTTGTAGCAAATCCTGATTCTTGAAAGGTTCCTTACCGCGTAATCCAAATAGAATGCTTAAACTTTTACGTGTTGACTCTACGTTACAATAAGGCATAATCATATTAATATGGTCATATTTGGTAGTAACCTTATATTTATTGTCTGACTTATCCAGTGTCTCGATGAAATCTTCATCTACGCCATCGAGTTCATCTTTTGTATAAAAGATGTGATCATCCACTTCGTTGATATTGCTACTATAGGTAATATCCAACTCGTCCAACTTCTGATTTATTTGTTCAAGTTTTTCGCGCGAATCTTTGTCGAGATGAATACCCTGATGTTTATATCCATCCAATGTGCGTTGTAAATATAGAATTTCCTCTCCTTCGAGCGTATCTGCAAATTTAGTATGAAATCCAAGAATTGTGTTGTATACATCTACATTCATTGACCATCGATTACCAAATTCTGATATTTTTTTAGAAGATTCGATAGATGCGTCACGAATTGGCTGGTCAGGATGAACATGTTGCATGAAATCAAAGGTTTCTAGTTCCAGATCCCACGCATAAGTTTGTTCAAAATGACGGAAAAAATCGGACTTATTGCTAAAGTCGCGACCAATCAAATCGGAATACCATTGGTTATATTGTGCGAGAATATCAACAGTTCGTTCTGTGATAACAGAGGCGGAAGAGGGGAATTTGAAATCATTCGATAGCGACATGATAATACAAATAATAGAATCTATTATTTATATTGTATTTATTGTATTAATTAGTATTGTATTAGCATTACGAAACGATTGCTAAATTATGGGTTTAGAGTCCTCCGGGGAAACCGACAAGATTGGCGCCAATACCGAAGCCTGCACCTCCGCGAGCAGAAGAAGCCATGGTAGGGACAAAGACGTCCAATACGCTAAATGTAGCAGCAGCAGTTAATGCGATAATAATAACCTCCTCAACCTTGAGGGATTGCTTTGGGATAGCATAGGCGGCAATAGCCACCATAAGACCTTCGATTAAGTATTTGATTGCACGCTTCACAAGTTCGCTAAAGTCAAATAATCCGTTCATAGTTCGATTATATTATAAGTCTCGAAAAAAAAAATAGCTGTGATATTACTAATAATATAAATTGCACCCTCTTAATGATTTTCATTTAAAAATACTTAAACGTTCACATGTATTGTATCTTATAGTTTCTCTAAATGACTAGCCTTGAACGTAAAACACTTGACGACGGAACTCCCAACAAGAAGTACGTAGACGTCCTGGATGAGGATGCCGGAATTGCAGGACAGAAGTTCTCATGTATGTCTTTCTTGTCTCCAGACAAGATCCTCGAGAAGCGCGAGATGCATATGTTCGACCAGTTTGTGCAACAATGGGATTTTACCAAGTCGATGACCAAGTTCGGTGATTTTGTGAATTTCATATCATATAAATATAATTTGAATGTTGAGAAGGTGATGGCTGATTATAACGATTTTTGCAAAGAGGAGCAAGAACGCCTAAAAGAGGGTTCGGTTTCAGATGACTACCAAAATTTCTTGGATAAGAATGAGGAGCGTATTACCGAGAAGTTCCAACGCGAACATGCGTTCCAGACATCAGTTCGCGGTCTCAAGACACGTGGTAACTTTGCGACTCAGGAGGAGGCAGAGCAACATTGTAAGAAGCTTCGTGAGAAGGATCCCAATCATGATATTTTCGTTGCACCTGTGGGTGTATGGCTTCCATGGGATCCCAATGCATACAAGACTGGTCGTGTCGAATTTATGGAAGAGGAGTTGAACAAACTTCACCATGAAAAGATTAAGAACGAGACAAAGGCAAAGGACGAGTTCGACAAGCGAGTCAAGGAGACAAAGGAAAAGGCAATTGCCGATAACATCCAGAAGGCGGAGGAGTCTGGAAATGTTCTGACTCAAACTTTGAATGAGGCGGGAGAATTAGTTGGTGTAAAGGACACAATTGATTTCGAGAGTCGTGATGTATCGAATGATGCCGACCGCGAGGCGCATGAAAAGGCTCTCGTGGAGAAAGCACAATCTGGTAATATTCAAATCGAGAATACCCAAGCAGCAGACATCCAGAGTGAGTTTGCAGAGTCGACCGAGAAGTCAGTATAATAAACACAACCATCTTATTGAATATTTTTTAAACATATAAAATCGTAAATCGTATTTTGTATGTTTACCATTTGGACGTGGTCTTTTTCACATTTATTTGTTGCCCGGTTCGTCTCTTTCCCTTGCTAGGATCATATGCTTCGTCTTCGTCATCCGAACCCATATTCTTTGATATTTCCCAAAACTCCTTTGACCCCAGTTTAAACTCCGGGCGTGTTTCCGCTTTATACCAAAAAATCTGGTCGTATAATTTGTTTGATTTCGAATTGTTGTTGATGACTAGACATTCATAGTTTTCGGTGGTCTGATCCATAACGGATGAAAATGATTCCAATGTCGGAAACATGGATGCATAATTCTCCCAAATACGCTTTCGATTCGTCATATATGGCTCTCTTAATATAAAAACATAATCGATATTTGTTCGCAAATTAGGAGGTATGCCTAAAGGATATTGCATGGTAATGATTAACATAACTTTCCAATGACGACCGTTCATAAACAAGAGGCGCATCATTTTATCACGAGTCCATGTTTGGTCATATAGACAATCGTCCAAGATTACAAAGGTGCGTGGATCGATTGTCGACTTTTTGTATACTTCTATATCTTTGTTCATCTGCTTCAATACAGCCTTCTGACGGCGTAACACGTTTTCAATGAGAACAGTATTATACTCCTCGTGAATAAACAGTTTCGGAACATGTTTCGCATAAAACCCGTTGCCTGCTTCCGTGCCTGAAATTACAGTCCCAATTGGGATATCTTGATGATGATATAATAGATCTCTGACTAAAAACGATTTACCAGTATCACGGCGACCGATCATTACAATAACAGGACCCTTATTTTCATTTGGCTTAAATGTTATCCATCGCATATCAAATTTTTTTAGTTCTAAAGTCATATGTGTAAACGTATATATACTAAAGATTCTAGATAAAAAATACAGGATGTAGACGGATTGTTATAATTTATTCACGTTTACATTCGTCGAATTTTCTATTTAGACACCCTATATCAAGGTTATTCAAACATGAATAAGGAGTTATTAAAATATTGTAAACCAACGAAAATAAACTTGAATGTTTTAGGAGAACAATACCAAGACGCGTCTAGTGAAATATCGAATGAGATTGACTATAATCCTTATCGAATGCAACAAATGCAATTGTATAATCCTATATACAAACGATTTTTTGAAATGAACGAGTCAAATTTTGACCGCATTGCTTTAGACCATCCATTTCACATGTGCGATTTAACACATGTATCAAATGTAACTAAAACCGATATACACGACCAAAATGTGTTTGTTAAATTTTCGCCTTTGTTAGATCCATATCGTTATATGGTTGGTAAATACGACATTAATGATGATAAAATCCGCACTCTACCTAGATTCGATTCGACTGAAGAAACTGTATTACCCAAGATTTTGAGTCATAATAATGCATCCTATGTCGACGCATTCTTTAGTTATTTATCATGTCGATTGTTACATAACCATAATTTCACACATGGTGTAGACTATTATGGCTCTTATATGGGTGTCCAAGATAAATTTCGCGTTTCGATTACAGATGATTTGGAGTTTCTACGAAACTCGAGTTTTTTTAATGAGAATGTTGGGAAATTGTTTGTTGTGGAAGACAAAGAACGTATATTTGACGGATTAGATACGATCGGCGGGTCTAGACGAAATAAGAACAAGTTGTGTTTAGAAGACGCAGATGAATTATCAATTGATTGCGACATTCTGTCTGATATAGAGTCAATCGACGAGACAAATATAACGGACGATGTTGCAGAGGTTGTCTATACCAAGAACACAAGTGCATCTAGGTCCTGTTCTTCTTCCTCCTCTTCCGATAGTGAATTAAATTACAGCTCCGATGATGATTCTAACGAAGAAGACGAAGACGAAGAAGACGAAGAAGACGATGAAGATAGCTGCGAATATTCAGAATCAACTATGGACGATGATGATGAGGATGAGATGTATGGATATATTCATAATTTTCCAATGCAGATGATCTGTATGGAAAAATGCGACGGCACTTTGGATGAACTTTTCGTGAACGATGAAGTAACCGTTGAAAATGGGGCTAGTTATTTATTTCAAACCGTGATGATATTACTTGTGTATCAAAAAGCATTTCAATTTACACACAATGATCTACATACTAATAATATTATGTATACGAATACCGATAAACCGTTCTTATATTACAAGTTTGCAGGTAAATCATACAAGGTTCCCACACATGGTCGCATTATGAAGATGATCGATTTTGGACGAGGCATTTATAAATACCAAGGTAAAACATTCTGTAGTGATAGTTTTGGTCCCGATGGAGATGCTGCGACTCAATACAACATTGAACCGTTTATGAACAAAAACCGTCCAAGGTTAGAACCAAATAATAGTTTTGATTTATGTCGTTTGGGCTCATCCATGTTCGATTTCGTGATGGAGATTGATACACCGGATTCGGAATTAGACGAACTCCAAAAAACGGTGAGACGATGGTGTATGGATGATAACGGTAAGAACATACTATACAAGAAAAATGGTGACGAACGTTATCCAAGTTTTAAGTTGTATAAAATGATTGCCCGAACAGTCCATAACCATACACCGGAAGTCCAACTAGAAGATCAATATTTTGCACAATTCTGTTCTGAGTTTAATGAAGAGGATGGGAAGGAGTCAGTATTAGATATCGACCAAATACCGTGTTATGTATAAGTGAAATCAACGAATTATTTATATCAGGAAATAATTCGTTTAAAATGTGGGAACGTCAGTAAAAACCTGTGTCGTAGCAGGGTTCAATACCTTGGTCTCGGTTACAATGTTGAAAAAGTCGGAGATTATACCGCTAAACTGGAAATAAATGTATGCACCTGTGAGAGAACACACCATGACCACAATACTGTCTCGAACTGTATCTTTCAACGGCTTTCTGTCGTCCGATAAATAGCGGATCTCGACGAACTTAGTAATGCAAAAAAGCACTGTGATTAAAACAGATACAACAAATACTTGTTCCATTTTTGTCTAAATATACTGTGTGTGTCTATATTTTGTTTTTTTATGTAACGCATATTTACGTAGAATATTACGATTTGAATCGCATATGCAAGATAACATTGGTTGCTAGACGTTTCGCTATCCAATTTTCCTGCTCATCTAGTGTCTCGTATGACCTAGTAAGCATTACCAGTAATTCCTGGATTGACTTGACCTTCGATTGCATTATAGTAATGAGCGTCTCCTCGGCTGCGTTATAAATTGTTTGTGATATTGGTAGAGAAGAACATGAGCGCCCACCGGCAGAGTTACGAAATTGATCCATTCCATCTTCCACATAATCCCATAGTAAAGTATCCATATAAGGCGATAGTTGATAAAGAGAAGTCATATTAGTTTGATGTAGGTATATTATCAATAGTATATCTAAAATGCCTTTCAATTTTATGCAAACTTATTTTGTTACTGTAAAAAGATGTGTTATACAAAATTGATTTAGATGCATCTTTTTATATTCATGTAAATCAGTTGAAATGCCTCAAAAAAAGAAATTAATTGTTGATCGTGCGGTTGATCGTGCGAGAATTGCACACATTCATTCAGACGTCTCCTTGAATATTGGAGATTGTAATGAATATGTGAAAACACTCGCCACCGGTTCCATTACTATGGTGTATCTCGATCCACCTTTTAATTCTGACCGTAATTATACAATGAGTGTCGATTCCGAAGTTGGATTTGGTGATAAGTGGACGGATGAATCCTATGAACAATTTCTAGAATCGATTGTTCCTCCGTTGAAAAATGTGTTGACTGAGGATGGGACATTATTCTTTCATATTTCCGCAGCATGTATGTTTATTCCCGAAAAGGTTCTTCGTAAACATTTCCCCTTTGTAACACCCATTTTCTGGAAGAAATGTCGGTCTAAAAACAACGTTAAAAGCAAGTTGGGTGCGACTATTGATATTATTTTCAAATGCAATAAGAAGGAAAAGCACAAATTTCATGTTGTTACACAGGAAAAGGACGCAACCTATTTGAAGAATTCGTTTAAAAACAGCGATGAAGAGCGCGGTAATTATTCCATGGGACATCTGGTCACGGAAAAGACAAAACTCGGATATTTATATTCATTCGAAGTTGGTGGTATGACTTTCAATCCACCTTCCGGATGGCGTATAAAGGAAAGTGCACTAATGAAGTTACGCGATGAGAATCGACTCCATTTTCCCAAGAAGGTGGGTGGTAATCTCTATAAAAAAATATATCTATCTGAAAACCCGGGCAAATCATGCACGGATTTATGGGATGATATACACTCTATTAGTCAAGGGTCTGAAGGCAGGAAATATCCCACCGCCAAACCCGTCAAACTGCTTGAAAGACTGATAGAGATTAGCACAGACAAGGGCGATTTGGTAGTAGACCCGATGTGTGGTTCGGGGACAACCGCAAGTGCGTGTGTGAATACAGGGCGTGTTTGTTTATTGAATGATATTAATCGAGAGGTGGTAGACATTGTCCGTTCAAGATTCTCATAATTGCGACATTTGACTGCATACCTCGGCTAAGAGGTCTAGTCCAGGTGTTTCTACAGTATTACTATCAGAACGAAGTAACATATTCTTTTTTTGGGCAGGGATTATATCGATGGTAGTATTTACAAGATTAGTCAGTAGAGCGTCGACACCGTCCTGTTGAATTTTGAGACAAGGGATGGAACACTTGTTTTTGGCGCTTTGTCCAATCAAGGCACCCAGTCCATTGTTGAGAACCAATCGCAAACGCAAACGCGTGTTCACCTCAACACCCTCTTTTCTACGGAAAATCATACGACTTGTCTTCGCACGAGGTGTCGATTTCAAGAAGTATTCCCAGTCAGAGTAGTCAACGAATTCGCGAAAGTTGCCTTCCTTGGGATAGAGGACTAATCGATTGTTCTTACAGTCGTTGACTAGAACATTTCCTGGATATTTCGCATATAGCGTCACAAGAAGGTGCTTCATTTGTTCATTGGTAATACGGTCAAATTCCGAACTAAATATATTAGCCAGTTCATCCCGCATTACAGGTGTGACTTCCTTTCCTAGATTTTCGGACTTGAATAATCCGATTGCGGTCTTAACTGATTGTCCAAGCTCCGGATTGAACTCTTCCAGTTTGCTCGTGTTGATCCAATCGAATGAACCAGAACTTTCGTGGTTTTTAATGGAGACCGGGTAGCGCTCTTCGCCGACAGACACATCGCAATCAGCTTTCTGTGTAGTTCCACCCAGATGTGACCAAACAGGCACTATTTCAGATCCATGTTGAAAGTGTTTGTTAATATTCATATCTTGACGTGCATTCATGAGTGCAACTAGCTCCTTCTCGTTTCCAACTCCTCCGTGATGCGTTTCTCCTTTGGTTTTGTAAGGCATGTTAACTATATTAAGTAAAGATGCATTATACCCTTTGTGTAATAAACCTATCAATTTTATGCATACAATTCTTCAATATCAAGTTTTATTTCCGAGTCATCCAGGACACCCACATTAGAGCCTGCGTCTAATACGTCGAATCCACTGAGATCCATATGTTCAGTGTGTATTTTAATACGATCATCCTCTTCATCACTATCCTCTTCTAATTTGCGTTCTATTGCGCGCGACATGCTGATGTCTTCCAGACGCTCAAGGGTTTTTGGGGCTTCGATCTCCTCTTCCTTATTGTCTACACCAACCGCCATATCCGTATCGTTAAACGTTAGCTTTGTGATGACTGGTTCATCGTCAATGTTTTTAATGGAAGGAGTTACCGGTATGGATTCGGGTTCATCCGCCTTTTCTTTGTTATCTACTGTTTTTTCTTTGGTATCTTCTGCTCCGGGTTCTACCTCTGGCTCCTTCATAGTTTCAATAAATACCTCTTCGTCCTGTTCCACACTCTCATCCATATAAGCGCGAATAATAGCCTCTGTTGGAATACTATCGCGAATGGCGATCAAAATACAGTCTTGGATGATCATCTCCATTTCACGTGCATTCTTTTGCATCTGAAGGGGGTTCACATTCTTCTCAAACAAATAGACGTTGCTATAAATCTTACGGGCTGTATGCAAATATACCTTGTGAATGAAATGGTCAAGCTTGGGAATACTGATATCAATCTTCTTCTGTTTGTTACCTGCACGGATGCAAGTTAGCACCTTGAGTTGAATGATATGGACACATGTGATTAAGTCCTCTAAATAATTACATCCAGAACGTTCGATTATGCGTTTTCGTTCTTCTTCAATCAGCACCGAATTCCACTTTGGGATGCGCGTCAATAAATTCTGGAACGTCATCAAATATTTACCCATTTCATCTGTGTCTACACACATTTTCCAAGCCTCGTTAAAGATAGATCGAAATCCCTCGTCAACCAAAGGTGTGAAAATACTGACTAAACGACTACACCATTCATTACGTGCTTCGTGAAGATTCGATATTACAAAATCGTCCATTTACATTTTACTAATATATCAATATATAGGTTTCAACGAGTCGTTCGCATATTGTCCAAGATGCACAACATGAGTAACTTTTCATTTCGATATTCAGACTTTATTTTGTGGAAATACATCACGACCGATGAACGATGTGCGTCGGATAACAATGGCGTCATTTTAATCCATTGGACTAAATCCATGCACGATAATCCTTTTTCATATGCCTTTGTAATAATGTCTATCCATTCAATGGAAGATTTATCGATGGTTTGTCCAATTGTCGCATTAAACCATGGAATCTGTATAGATTCGGGTATATAGGCTCGTTTTACGTGATATTGATGTAAATTCTCGATATTATCATCAGAATCCATATATTCGGGGACATAAATCTCACAGAATCTCGAAAGAATCGGATTGAGCATTTTGTGTTTATTTTCGACAACAATGAAAAAGCGTGTATTATAGCTAAATAGTTCGATGCATCTCCGCATAGCAGATTGTGCGTCAATCGTCAAACTATCGGCGTTGAATAAAACAATTGTTTTGAAGTGAACACCCTGTGTTCCTTTTATATTCGTTTTAGCGAAAAATTTCAATTCGTCGCGGATGAATTTGATTCCTTTCCCGTGGGCACAATTCACAAACATAACGTTCGTTTTTATTTTGTGCTTTTCGCCATTATATATCTTATTTACGAAATCATATACCAAGGTTCGCTTACCGGTTCCAGATGCACCATGAAATAATAGATGTGGGATGCGACTCGACGCCAAAAATACGTCTAGTTTTTTTCGGATATTCTGATGAAGGATTGGTATTATTGGTGGTTTAGATACATTGATGCGTTCTTCCGACATAGCTTTGTAGTGTTTGGACTACATGCATTTATATTGATTTATGGAAGGATTGTTTTGTATGGATATAGTATAATGCATCATACAAGAAAGAATAGGAGTTTGAAGAATAAGTCCAAGGGTTTGAAGAAGAACAAGTCCAAGGGATCCAAGAGAGTGAAGAAGAGTTCAAAAAAGTCAAGGAAAACGACTAGACGTAGAATGAGAGGAGGTAACATGATCACCGAAGAAGCTTTCGACGACAAAACCGTTGAAATCAAAGGTTATGAAACTTTGCAAGCCAGGGTTGATGGTTATCTTACAAATAACACCCATATCACAAACTGTAATCCACTATTCTCCAGAACAATAAAAAGGGATTGTGCAAGTAATAAATCTGGGGCATATAGTCGGCGAGCAATTGAAGGTAAAGAGATTTATGATGCGATTGGTTCTGACTCTTCAATTGACGACGATAAAAAGCTACAATTACAACAGACGGTTGAAAAATGGAAGGCAAAAGGAGAAGAAAAATGGCAAAAGTCCATGGCTGATGAATAGATAACTAATGTTTTTTTATTACAATCGCCATTTCCTTTGTCTTTACATAACGTTCTGAAGCCATAGTTCGCCGACGTAAATTGCATTGTAAACAAGCCAATACCACATTATCACGATTATGTCCAAGATAGTTATTCAAGCGTTCAAGTGTCCATTGTTTGGGTTCGCGCACATATTCGTATAAAGTCATTGTCTTTCCTTTGCAATAATAACATTTTAACTCAGATATCTTGAATAATTCCAAGACATCTTGGAAATTTACAAATTCATTCACAGAAAACAGCTTTTTTAGTCTATCTTGGGCGGCATATCCGCAAATCTTTGCGCGAATGTGTTGAGCGATAATCTTGGAAACACCCTCTTCTTCCCCCATGTCCAAGAGTTTTTCCAAACCTTTTTGTTCTTCTTCTAATAAATTGTCTGATATGTTCGACCATTTATCCGTTTGTGTGATAATACGTTGTTTTTTTGGTTTTTGTGTAATCACCTTCTTGGACATAGGCTCTAAAGATATTGATAATACTTTGGTTGTATCGTTAATTGTTTTGTTATCCATAGAGTGACAGCGTATAAAATTTCTAGTTGGACTACTTATAAAAGTATATAACCATTGAAAAGAAGATAGATGCAACTCTATATACAATATAAAGGCACAGGACATAACTATGTTTACACAACCTCCAATAACTGATGCATCCGCGAATATTATCATTGAGCCAAAGCCAAATCCAAAGGAAACAAATACGTTTATACCGGGACTTTCCGGGATTCAGACGGGTGCTTCATCCACAATGAATATCGATACATTAGACTCATTATTGGAAAACGAGAGACAATATAATAAAACCGAATCATGGAATAAATTAGACAAGACGGTTAAAATCCAGAAGCTTCATTGTTATGCCGAAAAATACGGTAAGGAAAAGGGGCTTCCTATGAAGGAAATTAAAAACCTCAAACACTTTTTCATATTGTGTCTAGATAAAGGGAAATTACTAAAAACAAAGGATACGGTATACGATAAGGAGACATGTGAATTAACTGCGATCCCAGCGCTCCATTTTAATACAGATAAGCATCATTTTACGCTTCGTATAATAGACACCAAAAGAGTGTCTACATTGAAATCACTTACACCCAAACGCGTATCGGATAAGAATAAGCATTTGGAAGAAAATTGATTCTAAAACAATACAAACGGACGGTTTGTATTATTCACAAATGGAACATATAGAAGAACCCACAATTTCGTCTGAATCTGATTCAGATACAGACCCGGAGGTAGATACGGATTCAGAACAAGAAATCGACATATCGGGTTCTGTATTCGACGACATTATCGCGATTCTCATGGGTTCAAGAGAACCGAAAGAACCCTTTATCGATACATTGACTGTTGATGATATTATCGATATGACTTCTACTGTATACGAACTGACGGATGAGTATATTCGAGAACACATTTTAGATATGATTGAGCCACAATTTCATACCCAGTTGGTGGATTATATCACGACAACCCTATTTGAATCCTGGTCGGATGCAGATTTATGTAGTCACGG